GACAGCCCGGACTATGCCGAAATCAATATCAGCTTCAAACAGAGTGTGGCCGCCGCGCCGTTTTTCGGGCGCGAGCTGGCGCTGGCTTTGGCCGACGAGGTAGATTGGATAGCCGACTTGGCCGCGTTTCAGGGTTTCGCCGTACTGGAAAAGGGATTGGGCAAAATCCGCAACCTACAACAGCGTTGGAACAATTTTCACGCCGCTGTACTCAATGTAGTCGGGCGGCTGTACGGCCAAGTGAACGGGATATTTTCAGGCAGCCTGAACCTGCTCAACAGCCCGCGTGTACTGCTCACCGAACTCAAAGGCGTGTTTGGCGCGCTGGCCGGAATGCACCGCACGGCACAAAGCAGCCTGTCCGGCTGGCGAGATTTGGCCGGCGGCACCAAAACAGCCGCCGCCGTGCCGTGGCAATATCGGCAGGGCTTGGATAACGGCGCCACGCCCGCCCGCTCGCAGGCCGCCTTGCCGGATGTGGCCGCGCTCACGGCAGCGATTGCCATTGTGGGCAGCACCGCGCTGGCCAAAGAGCTGGCGGATATTTTCGCCGCCGAGCAGGACGAGCCCGAACTCACGCCTGCCGAAATCGGCCGCCTGCTGGCCGATGTGCGCGCCCAGCTCAACAGCGCGTTGGCCGCCAACCGCTTGGCGGTGATGATGCTCTCCGCCAGCGCCGAGCAGGCCGAACAGTTGGCCGCCTTGCTGCTCTCGCTGTATCAGGACAACCCGCCCGACCCCGAGCAGCTCTACCGCCAACTGGAACAGCGCCGCCTGTTGCCGCAGCAGCCTTATTTGGAGGGCAGCGCCGAATTGGCCGACAGCGTGCGCACGTTGGCGCATACCTTGCAAAAGCAGGCACAGGCCTTGATTAACCTGCGCCCGCCCTTGGTGCAAAAGGTGGTGCCGACCGACAGCAGCCTGCACCTGCTGGCTTTTTTATGGTACGGCGACCACAGCCGCCAAGCCGAGCTGCTGCGCCTCAATCCGAGTATCAGCCATCCCAACTTTATCGCCCGCGGAACCGTATTAAATGCCTACGCCCAATAACACCGTGAGCCTCTTGATTGCAGGCAAAACCCACAGCCAGTGGACAGACTACGACATCGACAGCGATCTCCTCACCCCGGCCGATGATTTTCAGGTCACCCTAGGGCGGCCGGTGGACGCCAAACCGGATGCGGTGCAGCCGGGCGACACGGTGGAAGTGCGGGTGGGTGAGGATACCGTATTGAGCGGGCGCATCGACCGCGTGAGCACCACCACCGCCAAAGGGCAAAAAACGCTCACCATTTCCGGCCGCGACGATGCCGGCATCCTGTTGGATTGCTCCTGCCCGATTTTTAACGCGCAGGATATGGATTTAAAGCAGATTATCGACACCATCGTCAAACCCTTGGGCATCAGCAAAATCCGCATCGATGCGGCGCAAACCGCGCGCACCAACAAAGTGCAAATCGAGCCGGGCAGCCGCGCTTGGGATGCCTTGGCGCAGTATGCCGAGGCCAACGGGCTGTGGCCGTGGCTGGAGCCGGACGGCACACTGGTGATCGGCGGGCCCGACTACACCGCCAAGCCGGTGGCCGATTTGATTGTGCGCGTATCCGGGCAGGGCAACAACGTGGAGCAGTTGCAGGTGGAGCGCGATTTTTCGCAGCGTTTCAGCGAGATTACCGTGCTGGGGCAGAGCCACAGCGGCAAGCACAACCTGCGCGCCACGGTAAAAGACGACACGGTCAAAGTGCACCGCCCGCTGATTATCGTGGAGGCGGATGTGGACAACCAAGCCGCCGCCGAGCGCAAGGCCAAGAAGCGGCTGGGCGACAGCAAATTGGACGGCCTCACCATCACCGCCACCGTGCAGGGCCACCGCAACGACGACGGCGTGCTGTGGCAGCCTGGCCAGCGCCTGCAAGTATTGAGTGAGCCGGACGGGCTGGACGGTATCTATTTCTTGATGGCGCGCAAATTTGTGGGCGGGCGCGGCAAGCCCACGCAAACCGTGCTCACCCTCAAAGAGGACAAGGCATGGATACCAGAGGCCAAACCGCCGAAAAACAACAAAGGCCAAGGCGGCAAAGGCCGCCGCAGGAGCAGCCGAAAACGCCGCAGCGGTGAACGGAAAGGCCGTCAGGCACGGGAATTACAGGTTATTTAAGGACAATAAATGGACGCTAAACAAGTAGACGGCCGCATCAAGCGGATGCTGGGCGGTATCCGGCAGGCATTCAGGGGCAAAATCGCCCGCACCGACAGCGCCGGCGGCGTGCAGCGTACACAGATTGAGGGGCTGGAAGGCGAGACAGTGCAGGCGCTGGAACATGCCGAGCAGTTTGGTTTCACCGCGCACCCGCCTGCCGGCAGCGACTGCATTGTATTGCCCTTGGGCGGCCAGACCAGCCACGGCATCGTCGTCAATACCTGCAACGGTGCCTACCGCATCACCAACCTGCAAGAGGGCGAGACTGCGGTGTACAACGCCGACGGTGCCAAAATCGTGCTTAAAAAAGGCCGCATCATCGATATCGACTGCCAAGTGCTCAACATCAAAGCGCCGGGCGGGGTCAATATTGACGCACCCAATGTGGATTGCACCGCCGAAGTGACCGCCGCTGGGCAAATCAACGGTAACGGCGGCATGGCGATTCAAGGCGGCAACGGCGCGACGTTTAGCGGCGATGTGCGCCAAACCGGCGGCAGCTACACCACCGACGGTGACGTGATGGCATCGGGCAAATCCCTCACCGGCCACAAACACACCGGCGACAGCGGCGGCACCACTGGCGCACCCCTCTGAAGCCCCTCAAGCAGTTCCCCCAGCGTCCATAACCCATAATGCGGTTATGGACGCTTTACTTAACCCCGCCACCGGCGACTACCAGCTCAACCAATCCGCGCAAGGCATCGAAAATGAAGTCTATGTGCGGCTGGTTACCCCGCTGGGCAGCTACTGGGCCGAACCTGCATTAGGCAGCCGCCTGCACGAATTGCGCCGCATGAAAGATCTGCCGCGCATGGCGGTGCTGGCCAAGCAGTATGCCGAGCAGGCTTTGCAGCCGATTTTAGATGCCCGCCGCGCCCGCCGCATCAATGTGGCCGCCTCTTTGGCACGGCGCGGCTGGCTGCGGCTGGATATTGACGGGGAAGACATGAGCGGCCGGAATCTATCTTTAATCCATGAGGTGCGGCTGGCATGAAAACCAAAAACTTTGAGCAATTGCGCAGCGACTACCTGCGTGATTTGAGCAACCAACAGCCTGCTGCCCACACCCATCCCGGCAGCGACAATTACGCCCGCGCCACCGCTTTGGCCGCACTGGCCGAGGGGCAATACCAGCATCAAGAGTGGATTTTGCGGCAGGTGTTTGCCGATACGGCGGACACCGCCTATTTGGAGCGCCATTGCGCCATGTATCGCATTTGGCGCAAAGCGGCTGCCGCAGCGGCGGGCAGCATCCGCATCAGCGGCACGCCCAATACCGTTCTGCCTGCCGGGCTGGTGGCCCAAGTGGGCGACATTGCCTATCAAACCAGTGCAGCAGGTCAAACCAACGGCAGCGGTCAGGCATTGATTGCCTGCCACTGCCTGAGCACCGGTGCCGCCGGCAATCAGCCGGACAATACCCCGGCCAAACTGCAAAGCCCGCCTGCCGGTATTAAGACGGACGCCGTACTCGTGAGTATGGTGGGCGGCACTGATATCGAGAGTGATACCGCGCTGTTAGACAGGCTGCTGTCGCGTTTACGCCAACCGCCCGCCGGCGGCAATGCCTACGACTATTACCGCTGGGCAATGGACGTACCGGGAGTGGAGGCAGCATTTGTGTATCCGCTGCGGCGCGGCTTGGGCACGGTGGATGTGGCCATCCTCACCGCATCCGGCCTGCCGTCGCCCGATGTGGTGCGTGCCGTACAGCAGTATATCGACGAGCGCCGCCCGGTTACCGCCAAAAACGTACAGGTGATGGCACCGCAGCGTGTGCCGCTCAATGTATCGGTGCGCGTATCGCTGACCGACGGCTACACCCTGCCTGCGGTCAAAGAGGCTGTCGCCCGCGCCTTATCAGCCTATTTCGCGACCATCAAGCCGGGCGACACCGTCTATAAAAGCCATATCGAGGCACTGATTAGCGACACCCCGGGCGTGCGCGACCGCGTTTTGGTCAGCCCGTCTGCCAACCAAAACGCCACCATCACCCCGCACATCCAATGGCTGGCCTTAGGCACGTTTGAGATGACCCTGTTATGACTTACGCTGATTTGCTCCCACTCTACTATCCGCCCGTCAGCTATGACGTACGCGCTACGCATCAAGCAGCAGAGCGGCGGGGGGGGGGGCCCCCCTTCGGGGGCGCGCCAACGCACGCGCGAGCCAGACG